GATCGTAAGTTCAAAGAGACACACCAGGACTATAAGACTGAGGATGATGAACTCTTCATTCCTTATCGTTCATTCAAAGAGAATGTAACAGAAGCACTTGAAAGTGCCATTGATGCTTATCACATTAAGAAAGAATCATCTGAAGACTCACCTTGGGATAGCGAATGAAACTCTGGATGCTTGGTAATCGTCTCACCACTGAGATGTATGAACGCGAAAGATTTATCGATGAAGCAGATAAATATGGTATTGATTTCTCAGTAGTATTTGCTGATGAGATCGACTTGATTGTTTCTAGAGATGATCGCAAATCTATTCGATATCGTAATGATATTGTTTCTCTCCCAGACAGTATACTTGCTAGGACTGGGAGCGGTACTGGTTACTTTAATCTATCTGTTCTCAGACAGTTTGAACGACTAAACGTCCTAACTTTACCTAGTTCCAGTGCTATAGAAGCATCGAAAGATAAGTTGTACGCGAGTCAAATTTTGGCTCAAGCAGGACTACCTATCCCCAAAACAATGCTTACAAGGTTTCCGTGCAAGGCAGAAACCGTTGAGAAACAGGTTGGATTTCCTTGCGTTATGAAAGTTGTGACGGGTTCTCATGGTGCTGGTGTTTTTCTTTGCGAAGATGCTAAACAGTTTGAGGATTTGTCGGAACTTATTTCTTCTTTAGATTCTAAAAACTCTATGATTATTCAGGAGTATATTAAAGAATCGGAAGGTAAAGATTTACGTGTCATCGTAATCGGAGGTAGAGTAGTCGGTGCTATGCAACGTAAGTCTACTGACGGTTCATTTAAAGCCAATATTTCCCGTGGAGGTCAAGGGGAAGCTTACGATGTTGACGATCAAATGGAGTTACTGGCTATTCAAACTGCAAAAGTTCTTGATCTTGATATTGCTGGTGTTGATTTACTATTTCATAGTGATGGATACCGAATCTGTGAAGCAAACTCGTCCCCTGGATTCAAGGGGTTTGAGGCAGCGTTAGATATTAATGTTCCCAAAAAAGTTTTTGACTATGTTAAACTCAGATGCGGAAAATAAACAATGAATAACTTTGAAATATTCTTTTATTTTCTTTGCTTTGCTCTTATTGCAGGTGCTGCCTTTGCGATGATGTGGAGTAATATTCAATCTATCAATATAGAGATGAATAAACCACGTAAACCACGTCATCCAGAGGCACCTTCTTCTGGTGAAGAAGTTATGTATGTTGATCTATCCAGAGAAAGACTGGAAGATCTTTACAATCAAAAATAAAGGTGATATACTAAGAGGGTTAACACCCCCTCTTTTTTATGGATAATAATGAATTTAAATTGAAGTTGGAACAGTTGAACGATGCAAAACAAGCACGAGTCCGTCTTGGTATTGCTTGGGTTCTTCACATGTTTGTGGTTCCTCCTGTCACTTCTTTAGTTTATAGTGTAAAAACTAATTATTGGATGCCATTCATTGCTGCAAGTGGTGCAGCAGCAGTTGCTCTTCCAATCTCTTTGGTTGACTACGGTATTACTCTTGCGGTTGCTCCTCCAGTCACCTCTGCTGTACTTTTGACCACTCGTTCTCAAGAGAAACGTCGTAAGTTGGGAATCATGGGTCCTGAACAGGCAGACAAAATTGTTGTAGAACTTCAATCTTAATAAATATTCACATGAAAAAGGACTGGCGAGAAGAATATAAAAAAATGAAGGTATTGTCTGAACGTCAATTATATCTTCTCGACCACGGTCCTGATTCTCTGGCATCTTCATGGGCTCTTGCTGCAATGAAGAATGACTATAATAAAATTATGGGTAATAATAAATGAAAGACCCATATAGTATGCGCCCCCTACTTGATCAAGTAGGGGGATTCATTTTAGCTCTATTAACTATTTCTATCCCACTTATCATCCTATTATGAACAACTTTACCGTTTATTCAAAGAGTGGATGTCCTTTTTGTACAAAGGTCATTAGTGCATTACAGTTAGCAGAACTTAATTTTGTTGAATATAAACTCGGAAGAGACTTTGAAAGATCTGAGTTTTATGCAGAGTTTGGAAATGGTGCTACCTTCCCACAAATAATTGTCGGAGATAAAAAACTCGGTGGATGTAGAGAAACTGTTAAATATTTGAGAGAGAATAATCTTGTCTAATGTTACAGGATCTATATGACACGGTAGAAAAAACTATAGACTACGCCTTTGATGGTAAATACATGTTAAACATGTATGATTACCTTAAGGATAGTAAGACTCCTAGGACTGTTGTAGAAGACTTCCTAATGAGTTGTGTTGCCGCTGAGATAAAATACCTTGTTCTAGACCTTGAAGGGTACTTAGAAGGTGGTAGTGACGAGATTCACAAACAATTACGTGAGGGTTATGGTCACATAGGTAAACCAGAGGCAAGAAAAATAAAAAATTATCTGGTAAAAATTCTTAATGATGCAGAGAAATATAGAAATGACAAAAGACCTGGAAGAAAGAGAAGACCCACTAAATAATGACAACGAATCTCCTAAGATGAATAGGGGATTTGAATTACTACTTAGAAATAGAAAGAGGAGGGAACCACCTAAGACTTTTCAAGTTACCTTTGGAAAGATGGTCTCCCTTTTCAAAAGAGAGTTCCATTTTTTCTTAGACATACAGTTTGACATAAGAAAAAAGGAGAGCTAAGATGTTAGCAGTCACACTCACGTTGTCCACGGTTATCTCGATTATGTTCCTCTTGGTTGGAGGAGTTATTGGATATCTTTTAAAGGAATATGTAATAGAAAGAAACTCCACATTCATTCCAACCCATCCAGAAATGTTTGATGAGAATGGACAAATTATTCCTGATGAAGTTTTGGCGGTAAGATTTGACAACTCCTTATACAATATGGATGACTTTACCGATGAAGATGACGATTGACATCCTTCAATAAATATTTAAACTGAACTAAAATTATTACTACAATGGCAACATCAACTAAATTACCACCCAACCCTTTCGTTCACGAGATTTTTGAGTTGGTTTCGAAACAAAGAACAAAGGCAAAAAAGGTTGAAGTTCTTAAAGAACAGAGGTGTGATGCACTTACTGCCCTTCTGATTTGGAATTTTGATGACACTGTTGTGTCTCTTTTACCAGAAGGTGAAGTTCCTTACCAACGTAACGAAGTACCTGTTGGTACTGATCACACCTCACTTCGTAAAGAATGGAAAAACCTTTACCACTTCGTGAAAGGTGGTAATGATACTCTGTCCAAGACCCGTAGAGAGTCCATGTTTATTCAAATTCTTGAGGGTCTTCATCCCACCGAGGCTGATGTTCTGTGTCTTGTGAAGGATAAAAAACTTGCATCTGCATATAAGATTACTAGGGAAGTTGTTGAATCTGCTTTTCCAGATATCCAATGGGGTGGTAGGTCTTGAAGGACATAAAGATTCTTCATAGGGATTGCGATCCCACATTAGCAGATGATAGGACTCTTCCTTACACTGCGTATCTTATCGAATATTTACAAGATGGAATGACAAAATTTGATATTGCACTTGGAAATAAGAGAGTAGATATTTTTGATTACTATTGGGATAATTATCGACATGATTTGATTAACATGACTCAAACAGAGGGAAGAGTTAATCCAAAATTGTGGGGAAGTAACAATAACGACAAAAAGAAAAAGAAATGAACAACGGATTTGATATTAAGTTTGAGGGTATTGACATGAACCCCGATCATGTACAAGCACTTCTTAAAAAGTATAAGAAGGTCAAAAAGTATCAAAAGTCCAGTCTTTTCGCTGTCAAAACTATGGATGGGACAGAAAATTATGTGTCCCAATTGATTAAGGAAGGTGAAGAATACGGTGGACTTGACTAAATATGGTATATGGGTCTATACTAGACCTATCGTTCATCCTATTCGGTATTTCCGAATACCGAATGAGACGCAAGTAAGTCGCGGAACGGAGCGTTCAGATTATGGTTGAATTTCTCATCTTTTTGAATCTAACAACTCAAAGACTTCCTGTTGACCCAAAACATTATATGACTTGTGACCAGTCAGCATGGATGAGAGAAAGAATCTTAAGATCTGAATTACTTAGCACCAGCCAAAAACTGGACTTTGTAACAAGAACATGGGAGGGAACTGATCCTTCCTGCAAGGAAAACCATAATCCGCAAACGACTGAAGGAACGGGGCCTAAAAATCTCATTCTTCAGGAGCAAAATCATGAACACACTCAATCTGATTCGTAAGCAGATCAATAAAGCATCTGCACTGCACGACGCACAGATTCATGCCACCTCTTATCGTGGTGTCAACTATGAACTCTGTGGTCACCAACCAAAGGAGACCCACGGGACTTTCTGTTATCGTGGACATACTTACAACAAGTGACTTGTCACTTATAAAATAATCTGTTAGACTGGAGGACAATAGTCCTCCTTTTTTTATGGAAAAAGACAAACTTAAAATAATTGTCAGAAATCTCCGTCTCTTGGTTGACGCATTGGAGTCAGAGGTGTATTCTGATGTTGCAGCATACACTGACAGGTTGGAAGAAACCCTTCCTCCACTTCCCGATTACGATGAGGTGTTCGAAGATGACGAATAGTGATTGGCGTTACTCTGAAGAGAGATTGAAACTCAGGGAACAATGTCTAAAAGTCTTGTTAAATAAGTATGGGAAAGCTCGTATAAACGAAGTATCATATTCTACACAAGACATCTATGAGTGTGTTGATACTTGGATCTCACAAGGAAACAAGTTGAGTAATGGAATCACTTCATATTTCAATGCTTATTTCAACCATGAAAACAAAGAAAGCAATCAAGTACATCCTTAAACACCCAGAACTTTTTACAGAAGGAGAACTGGCGTATGTTCAAAAGGTAAAAGAATATCGTAAATTGAGAAAGAAACAAGATGAATCACGCAAAACTGATATCAGTCACACCTGATGCTGAACAGCACATTGCGTATTGTGCGCGTGTGTCTAATCCAAATAATCAGGATAACGAAAAGTTTGCTGGACTACTCAAGTATTGTATTAAACATCAACACTGGAGTATTTTTGAACAAGCATTCATGACACTTGAGATTGAAACGACAAGGGGTATCGCAGCCCAAGTACTGCGTCATCGTTCGTTCACTTTTCAAGAGTTCAGTCAGAGATATGCTTCAACTGAATTGTTGACTGATATTCAACTTCCTGAATTGCGTCGTCAGGATGATAAGAATCGTCAAAATTCTATTGATGATCTTGAACCTGAGGTTATTGATAGAATTAATCGTCAAATGACAACCCTTTTCAGTTCGGCAAACAGTCTTTACCTTCAAATGTTAGAAGCAGGTGTAGCGAAAGAATGTGCTCGTTTTGTTCTTCCTCTTGCAACACCCACTAGGCTTTATATGTCTGGTTCGTTGAGATCGTGGATGCATTACATTGATCTAAGGTCTGCACATGGAACACAGAAAGAACACATGGACATTGCAAACTCTTGTAAGGAAATCTTCAAGGAACAGTTTCCAGTGATTTCAGAGGCTCTGGACTGGTAATAAATACAACATTAAAATGAATTGATTATGGCAACTTATCCAGTAAAGAATAGAGAAACTGGTGAAACCAAAGAAGTGGTCATGAGTATTCATGACTGGGATCAGTGGTTAAAAGACAATCCAGACTGGGAACGTTTCTACACTCCAGACAATGCACCTTGTCTTGGTATTGAGATGGGAGATCCCTTTTCCAAGATGTATACCAAACACCCAGGTTGGAAGGATGTAATCTCCAAAGCAAAAAAACAACCAGGTTCTAACCTGAAACATTACGACTAATCAAGTATGCCAGCAAAGAAAAAAACGGGTATTGGTTCGACAAATCCAGTTCCATTTGGTATGAGTAATAGAGTCATGAAACGTAAAAAACCTATCAACCTAGATTATATCAAAAAGGTTGAACCAATCACTGAGAATCAAGAGATTTTCTTTGAGAAATATAAGTTAGAACAAAATCTTGTTGCATACGGTTGTGCTGGTACTGGTAAGACTTTTATTACCCTCTACAATGCCCTTCTTGATGTCTTAGATCCCAAGACACCTTACGAGAAGATCTACATTGTCAGATCCCTTGTACCTACCAGAGAGATTGGTTTCCTCCCTGGTGATCATGAGGATAAGTCTTCTCTTTATCAGATTCCCTACAAGAACATGGTTAAGTACATGTTCGAAATGCCTGATGATGCTTCGTTTGAGATGTTGTATAACAATCTCAAAGCACAGGGAACTATTTCTTTCTGGAGTACCTCATTCATTCGTGGTACTACATTGGATAATGTCATTGTAATTGTCGATGAGTTCCAAAACTTGAACTTCCACGAACTTGATTCGATGATCACTCGTATTGGTGAGAATTCGAAGATCATGTTCTGTGGTGACGCAACTCAGTCCGACTTGACCAAACAGAATGAAAGAAATGGCATCGCAGACTTTATGCGTATCTTGACTAACATGCCTTCTTTTGATACAATAGAATTTAATGCAGAGGATATCTGTAGAAGTGGTCTTGTTAAAGAGTACATCGTTGCCAAACTTGAACTCGGTATGTAATGTTTAATCATGTTGAAGTGAACTACCCTACTCTCACCAGAGAGATGATTGATGGGGTTAGATATTATGATACTCCTGATGGTCAGAAGTTAGTTTCTATTACTTCTATCATCAGTCATTATAATCGTGAGATCTTCCGTAAGTGGAGAGCAAGAGTTGGTAACGACGAGGCAAATAAGATCACCAAAAAGTCAACCAGTCGTGGTACAGATATGCACACACTGGTTGAAAACTATATGTTGAATAAGGAACTTCCGACAGTTCAACCACTGTCAGAGTTCCTTTTTAAACAAGCCAAACCTGATCTTGATAAGATTGACAACATTCATGCTATTGAACAAGCATTGTTCAGTAAAGAGTTGGGAGTTGCAGGTACGGTCGATTGTATTGCTGAGTATGAGGGTGAACTTGCTATCATTGACTTCAAGACTAGTAAGAAACCAAAACCAGAAAAGTGGATCGAACATTATTTTGTACAGTGTGCAGCATATGCATGTATGCTTTATGAAATGACTGGTATTATGGTCAAAAAATTTGTAATTATTATGTCTTGTGAAAATGGAGAAGTTGAAGTCTATGAACAGTATGACAAGAGAAAGTACATCAACCTCCTCGCCGAATATATTAGCGAGTTTGTTGAATTCAAATTACAAGAATATGACAAAGGCTGATAAACTTAGTGTCGATCAACTCATTGAAAATAAATTCTACAATAGTAGAACATTTTCTGAGGAGATTGAAAAGATCGCAAAAGAAAACAAAGGCATGAAATACATGGACTCTATTGTTTTGTTTTGTGAGAAAAACAATATTGACATCGAGTCAATCCCTAAGTTAATATCCAAACCTTTGAAAGAGAAGCTAAAGGCTGAGGCAATAGAACTCAATCTTTTGAAACGTACATCTCATGCGAAACTTCCTATATGATACCGAAAGTGAGTCCCTTTGATACATACAAGGCATACCTTGGATTGAAAAATCACTTTACCAAAGACAAATATGATTACCATCGTTATGGTGGTAAGTCACGTGCATCATTAGAGTCCTTCTATAAACGTAAGGACAGATTCTTTTTTGAAAAATTGAGTAGACAAAAAGATGATAGTGAAGTTATTGAATTTTTCGTCAGTAATTTTGTTTCTTGTGATGATCCTCAGTCTTTGTGGATTGGTGAGATCGTTAGAAACGGAGAACAGAATTATACAGATTGGAAAAGACGACTTCAATCGTTATCTTATACTTTCAAATCAGAAATAGAAAATGTCTTTTCAGATAAAGACTTTGATGGTATGTTCAAAATCGAGGGAACACGTCACCCTCAAATTGTCAAAGAACACTTGGCAAAAAATTTATCACTTGAGTCCCTTGTCATCTTAAATAAGATTTTGGGATTCAAAAAACAATTCGATAGTAAATTGGATGATCCTGTTTGGAAATTCTTATCGATGAGAATTGACAAGTACGATTCCTTTATACATATTGATATATTCAAATACAGAAACATTTTGAAGGAGATTATCACCAATGGCAATTGACAACACAACCGTGCTTGAGAACTTAAAAAAGCAAAAAGCTGAACTCGAGCAACAACTTGAAGGTGGACGTGAGATGTACCTCAAAGTTGTCGGAGCAATTGAGATTCTTGAGCAGATTGAATCTGTAAAAGAACAAGAAGCTCCCGAATCTGAGTCCACTGAAGTTACCGAACAAGAATGAGCTTCTTTCAGTCCGACATAGTTCAAGCAGAGATGAAAGAAATCTCTGATCTACAAGAAGAAATCTATGCAAGTGTTTTTACCTTCTCCTCAATGTCACTTGAACAGAAGTTGAGACATGTAGAACTTCTTGAGAATCTTTTGAAAAAACAACAGGTTCTTTATGCTCGAATGAGTTTGTCGGATGATCCTGAAGCAAAGAAGATGAAGGATAGTATCCTCACTGCCGCAAAACAACTTGGTTTCCCAGCTGATGTTGACTTGGCATACGTTTTCAAAAACATGACTAACGTCGTGGACAACATGAAACAGTCCCTAAGGGAGTCTTGACTTCCTTCTCAGACTGTCCTATATTACGGGGGTGGTTAGGTCCCCCACCCAAACCTAACCAACAAGCCAAATACAAATTCACAGGTAATACGAATGTCTTTTTCAGACCTTAAAAAACAATCCTCTCTTGGTTCTCTGACACAGAAACTGGTCAAAGAAGTAGAAAAACAGAATGGTGGTAACAGTGGCGGTGCCGATGACCGTCTGTGGAAACCAGAGATGGACAAAAGTGGTAACGGATACGCCGTTATTCGTTTCCTTCCTGCTCCCGAAGGAGAAGATCTCCCTTGGGTGAAACTGTTTTCACACGCCTTCCAAGGTCCTGGTGGTTGGTACATCGAGAACTCCCTGACTACTATCGGTGGTAAGGATCCTATCGGTGAACTGAATCGTGAACTCTGGAACACTGGTAACGAAGCAGACAAGGAAACTGTTCGTAAACAAAAGCGTAAACTGTCGTTCTACGCAAACATCTACGTTGTGAAGGATCCCGCCAATCCTCAGAACGAAGGAAAAGTTTTCCTCTATAAGTTTGGTAAGAAGATCTTCGACAAGATCATGGAAGCAATGCAACCTGAATTCGAAGATGAAACTCCTATCAATCCCTTTGACTTCTGGCAAGGTGCTAACTTCAAACTTAAACTGAAGAAAGTTGCTGGTTACTGGAACTATGATAGTTCTGAGTTCGATCGTCCTAGTCCTCTTCTGGATGACGATGATGCAATGGAAGCGATCTGGAAGAAGCAGTATTCATTGACTGCCTTTACTGCACCCGATCAGTTCAAGTCCTATGATGAACTGAAGAAGCGTCTTGATTATGTTCTGGGTAACAAGTCCACACGTCGAGCAACTGTAGAGGAAGAAACTGAGTATGATAACTACGCAGCAACTGAACGCAAAACTGTCTCTGAAGAAGAAGTCATGCGAAAACTTGAAGACTCCTATCAATCTTCCAAGTCAACTTCTAGCTTCAACTCTTCTGATTCTTCTGACAGTGAGGGAGACGATGACGAGGACCCAATGAGCTATTTTTCGAAATTGGCTGAGTCCTGAACTAAAATCGGCCTTTGATTAAGAAAAGGCTCGAAAAAAAATCCTGGGGCTTTTTTGGCCCCTTTACTTTTTTTATTCGTACAATCTGATGTTCTCACCCCGTACAAGACGGTCATTTACATACTGAGTTGAACCAGGAGTATATGGCATGATCTCTTCAATGTCATCAAGAACTATACCAAGATAAGATCCTTTCAGAACGAATATATTTCTCTTATCGTCATTTAATTCCGTCTCATAATCGAAGTTTGAAACTGGTGTAACACCAGATCTAGTGATAGTCTGTTTAAGACCGATGTCGTAGAAGGTTATACTAAATGTTTCGGGAACTTCCAAACCTTTTGGTACAATCACTCTGTTCTGACTATCTTTTATCTCAGATGTTTCAAAGTGTTTTGTTGCATTAATCTCAGAATAAGAACCATACTTATCAAGAAGATACTTATTAAATGAATCTTGAGACAGGGGCCATTCATTTTCTAAGTTGACAATATTATTGCATAACATGACAACCCAATCTAAGTTAGAGTCACCATAGACCTTTTTTGCTACATTGTCTGGTCTGTCATCACCAAGTACTCTATACTTTGTGAAAAAGTTTAGGTCCTGAAAAATATCTTCTCTTAATTTTGCTCTCTTAAACAGATTTTTTACTTGAGTGTAGTCAGAGATATTTTGTCCGTCTGAAGTTCTATTGACGTACTCAAAGTTTGGAATGTTTCTAAAATATTTTTGAGCCATTTAGAACCCCATGTTGTTTTCGTTTAATGGATACTCATCAGCATAATTAGGTACAATTTCATTGAAAGTCATAGTAATGTTGTACCTTGTCATTCCACCATCATCAAAAGTCATATATGAATTATCTGGTGTATAATCAACGTCAAATCTTGACAACATACACAATTTAAATTTATTTAGAAATGGATGTGATGTATCGTTTTCTGTATTATCTTTAAAGATGTACTTCAACTTAAAAACTCTTGGACTTTTTAGAAAGGCACTAGAAGATGATCTCTGTGGAGCCATGTTTCTTTTAAATGCCCTTATTATTTTTCTAATAGTTTTGGTTTCAGTATCCGAACGAGGTGTTAAGGGGAAACTGAAATTGAAAGTTCTAAGACCAGGACCATTGAATAAAAGTTCAAGGTTTGGGTTGACAATATTACCAGTAGATCTTCCAATGATGTTACTACCAACTGCCTGACCTGCAAAGTATGCAGCCACATACTGTTTAGTGGCACCATCTTGCAACACATTTATTGCACCTTCCATCAAACCTGAAGCTTCTTTTTTAACAGTCTCAAAACTTAAAGTACTCAATCCCTCTATCGCCCCTATTGCTGCTTTACCAGCTATTAATTGTAGATAGTTTGCAGAGTCTTGACCATAACTTACCCCATTTGATTCTGTAATCGAAGGTTGCATCGGTAATATAATAGTTTCAAATGGTTTTCCAGTTCTTTCGGATTCATTGTATGAACCCTGGACTTTAATCCCTGGTGCTTCATATTCAAATGCTTGTATTGAGATATAATCGTATTTTATTCCTTCAGGGGGTTT